CCAACAATGCCAACGCAAAAGCTAATGAAGCTCACGAAAAGGCGGAAGAAGCCAATACTGCTAAAGATAATGCAAATGAAGCTACTGGCGATGCAAGGGTAGTTATCGCAAGGCTGGAGGAACTGGAAGAATCGCTAATCTCAAAATACAAGCTGATCCCTACTTCCATGAAGCTAAACTACCCGAAAAAAGTTACTTACAGGAATACCCAGCCTTTCAAAGTTGAGGTAGAATTACTTCCCGTAGATACTGGTAGGAATGTATTGTTTCTCGGTGATGATCGGGCGGTGTCTATCACTCCTGATGGCGTATTTATGATTAACGGTGTAGGAATGAGTAAAATTCACGTTATCCCAACGGAAAATACGGGTATTTATCAAACTATACAGATTGAAGTACAGGAGCCAGGAATAAGGTTTACTTCTGGTAAGGGTATGCGTTTATCCGGCTCTGGTGGTATCATATTAACTTAGTAAATTTTATTGTTTAACTTCTTAACACTATAAAAAATATGGCACTTACAACAGAAGAGGAAGCTAAAGTAAAAAAGATTATTACAGCTTACGACAATGGCAAAAGATTAAATGAATTACCAGTAGCAGACAGCAGTAACCCTTTCGACCTCACAACTGAGGTATTGGATAAAAGCGGAGAAAGCAAACAAGCTGGTCTGGCTGCTATGCTACCTTATGCAGAGGATCAATGTAGTTATGGCATAGAATTAGATGTAACAGTATCTTCTTCGGTTCTTACCCGTACTGGCAATATGACACTGCATAAAACATTGCCAATTCAAAGCAAGATGAAAGGGTGTTTGCTATCAGATGAAGGCAAGGTTATTGAATACCTAAACCCTACCAACTGGAAAGCGCATAAAAGGGATGGTTCCAATGGTATGGTTATGGTGGAAATCCCTGCTCACTGGAGAAGATTTTATACCAATGGAAACAAAAGAGGTGTACGAATCAGTGAATACCCAATACCTGGTTATCATTTCGTAAAGAAATGCTATATATCGGCTTATGAGGCAACAATCCAACGTAGCACTGGTAAACTGGCTTCTGTAGTAAATACTTCGACTGATTACAGAGGTGGTAATAACCAAGCAGATTGGGATGCTTTGCCTAAATCCCAATTAGGCAAGCCAGCTACATCTACGAGTAGAACAAACTTTCGTGCTGCTGCTCGTAAAAGGGGAGCTGGTACGCAATGGAACTGCATGGACTATAACGCTTATATCACTTTGGCATGGCTCTATTACATAGAGTATGGAAACCTTAACTGCCAGTTGGCTTTCAATGCCCAGAAAGATAGCAACGGTTATGCTCAGGGTGGTTTGGGTAATGGTGTAACCACATGGGATGGTACAAAGTGGAACAACTTTAATGGTTATAATCCTATCATTCCTTGTGGTACGAGTGATGAATTGGGAAATGCTTCAGGTGAAGTAGCTTACACTTTAGAGAAAGCAGAAGAAGAAAGCAGCAAAGTATTTACCGTACCTCGCTATCGTGGTATTGAAAATCCCTTCGGGCACGTCTGGAAGTGGACGGATGGAGTAAATATAGAAGTGAAAACCAATTCAGACGGAGGAACTTCTAAAGTGTATGTTTGCGATGATCCTTCTAAATACAACGATAGTAACTACACAGGCTATACGCTTAGAGGATTGGCAGCACGTGCAGAAGGTTATGCAAAAGAAATGATTTTCGGTGAATTTGGCGATTTGATTGCTTCTGTAGTCGGAGGTGGATCTACTACCTATTGGTGTGATTACTTCTATACCAATATAGGATCTAACGCTTTTAGGGGTGTCCTTTTCGGCGGTTCTGCGATGTATGGCGTTCGTGCGGGCTTCGGTTATGCGCATACGGATAACGCCCCCTCGAGTACGGCTGCGGATGTCGGCTCTCGGCTTTGTTTTATTCCTGAATCGTGAAACGAGCCTGGTTTAGACTGCAAAACCTAAATGGTTAATAAACAAATAAATATAGGTTGGTTGCTGGTGGGTGTCCTTTTCAGCGGTAATACGAATAATGGCGATCATGCAGGCTTCGGTTATGCGAATACGAATAACACCCCCTCGAATACGAATGCGAATGTCAGCTCTCAGCTATGATTTTTCAAAATAAACTCAACATACGAAGCAACGACCTTACCTATTGGTAGAAGATAACATAACTCATAAAGGTGCTGGTAGGGAAACCGAAGGCTCTGAGTACGAAAAACAAAGAATATGAAGAGATTAAGTAATTTATACGAGCAAATTATTTCACTTGACAACTTGCACCTGGCTGATGAAAAAGCCAGAAAAGGCAAGTTGCGTTCTTATGGTGTCAAACGACACGATAGGAATAGGGAAGCAAACATACTGGCTCTTCACGAATCTTTGAAAAACAAGACTTTTGTAAATTCTAAATATGAGGTATTTATAATCAGAGATCCCAAAGAACGGCTTATTTACCGTTTGCCTTATTATCCTGATAGGATCTTGCACCATGCCATTATGAATATTCTGGAGCCTATATGGGTGTCCTTATTTACAGAAGATACCTATTCTTGCATTAAGGATCGTGGTATTCATAAAGCAGCAGATAAAGTAAAGAAGGCTTTGAAAGAAGATCCAGAACACACTACTTACTGCTTGAAAATGGATATAGTGAAGTTCTATCCAAGTATAGACCATGATATTTTGAAAACAATATTACGGAAGAAAATCAAAGATAAAGATCTGCTTTGGTTGCTTGACGTGATTATAGACAGTGCCGATGGCGTACCCATAGGGAACTATCTAAGTCAGTATTTTGCTAATATTTATCTGGCTTACTTCGATCACTGGATAAAGGAGGTTAAGAAGGTAAGATATTACTTTAGGTATGCAGATGATATTGTGATTTTAGGCGATGATCCTAAACAGCTTCACAAACTCCGTATAGAGATTGAAGAATATCTGCATGACAATTTAAAGCTATCACTTCGTAAAGTGGATCCTAAAACTGGAAAAAAGAAATGGAAGTTTCAAGTATTCAAAATTGATAGCCATAGAGGTATTGATTTTGTCGGGTATGTCTTTTACCATACCCATACCCTTATTCGGAAGGGAATCAAAAAGAACCTATGTAGGAAGGCAGCCAAGCTGAATAAGAAAAAGCACATTTCCGATATGGAATACAAGCAAGTTATTTGCAGTTGGTTTGGCTGGGCTAAATACAGTAATTCTAAGCATCTATTAAAAACAATAATTAAAAAGCAAGTATATGATACACTACGATTTTAAGCCTTCTAAGTTAGAGGCTAACGGGAATGGTTCTTACACATACCGTTGGGATATTCAGGAAGTTCAAGTAGAAAACCATTTTGGAGAAGCTGGAGATAATGGGCAAACTACAAAATGGACTTGTAACGAAGTTGTTGTTTGGGGAATGGTTACAAATGATAAGCTGAAAAAGGCAGTTATTACCCATTTGTGGGATTCGGATAAAGAAGCCAAGATTATCAATGATTATAACGCTGCCCAGCTCGGTATTCTTACTGAAAAATCAGCTACCGATGATTACAAGGAATATTTGCAAAAGAGAAAAGCTATCAAAGAAATGATAGATAGCGATTGTAAGGAACTTAATATTATATTATGATGAAAAAGTTTAGTGAGTTAGGTGTAACCGTACAAGATGAACGTAAAATGTTCAACTGTAGTCAGGTTTCTATTTCGGACGTGCTGAACTGTGAGATCATTGTAGAAGATTTCATTCCAGATGTAAAGACTTCGCACGGTGAAGGAAGATACCTTGTGAAATTTAAACATAGCAATGGTGCGGATAGTAAGTTTTTCACAAACGCAGCTTCTTTAAAGAAAACTTTGGATCAGATCCCCAAAGACGCTTTCCCTTTCAGCACTACGATTAAAGGGATGAAATGCGGAAATGGTAAGATCTATCAATTCACTTAGTAAACATGAAAATACATTTCAACAACAAGGAGATTGATATTCTGGTAGATACAAGCAGCTACCGATATACGGCTTTACAGAATGTAGGCACTCTTTATCTGTACTTTGCCAGTGAAGAGTTCATAAACATTCCCGTAGGAGCTTATTGTATCTACAAGAATATCACTTACTACCTTATGGATCCTGACGACTTCAAGAAGAAAAGCAGTCGGAATTTTGAATACACTCTTGTAATGTATGACATAGGCGCAATATTGGGTAAATACAAATGCCGGGATATTGTTTCTAAGCGTTTGAAGTTCGATTACACTGCAAAGCCTCACGAGCATCTACAGTTGATTGTAGATAATCTCAACATGAGAGATAGCGGTTGGAAGGTTGGCGAATGTATCGAAGCAGAAGAAAAGACTATTAACTACAACCATATCTTTTGTAGTGAGGCTTTGCCTACTATTGCCGATACGTTTAAGACGGAGTATGAAATAGATCCGGCTATCAAAACGATACACTTGCGTAAAGTTGAATATAACAAGGGTGAACCTTTGCCTCTTGAATATGGAAAAGATAAAGGTTTTGTTCCAGGTTTAGGACGCTCCAACAAGGACGGAAATAGACCAGTTACCATATTGTACGTTCAAGGTGGGGAGCAGAATATAGACTTTAGCAAATATGGATCTAAGGAATTGCTTTTGCCCAAAAATCAAAGATTGGAGTATGAAGGGCGTGCTTACGTTTCGGATGCGGAAGGCTTGTATATAAAACGGGCTGATACAACCCTTACGGATGTTCAAGAGGATAGTTTGGATTGTTCTCATATTTCACCTAAAAGAGTAGGCAGTGTTTCTAATGTTGTTGTTTCTGATAAAGAAAAGAATTTCTATGATTTTATAGATAGTTCTATTCCTGATGATCTGAATTTTGAGGATTACGTGATAGAAGGCAATAACATGACTGTTATATTTCAGTCTGGTATGCTTGCTGGCAGTAATAAAGAGTTTGAAGTTAAATATGTTCATAAAGAACGTAAATTCTTGATAACGCCACAAGAAATAGACGGTCAGATTATGCCCAATGACATATATAAGCCTAACCTGGGGGATAAATACGCAGTATTCGGAATACAGTTGCCGGATGCCTACATTTGCAATAATTCAACGAAAGAAGGCGCAAGCTGGGATATGTTCAGGGAAGCAGCCAAATATCTTTATGAGAATGAAGATCCAAAATTCACATTCAAAGGAGAATTGGATAGCATTTATTCCAAAAAGCGTTGGCTCTCTATTGGTGGTAAAATAAAATTGGGCGGTTATATACTCTTTAAAGATCCGCAATTCATACCAGAAGGTATAAAGATAAGGATTACCAGTATTAAGGAGTATATACACAGACCTTACAGCCCGATTATTGAATTATCCAATACTACTACTGGCGTAACGGTTTCAAGCGAATTAAACAAGATAGAGAGTAACGAGGTTAAAACCGATAACCAATATAAAAACTCTATCCAGTTTACAAAAAGACGTTTCAGGGATGCAAAAGAAACTATTTCAATGTTGAATGACGCTCTTTTGCATTTCTCAGGCTCTATCAGTCCGATTTCGGTACAAACAATGAGTTTGCTTGTTGGCGATGAAAGTTTGCAGTTTCGTTTCGTGAACAACAAAACCAATCCGACACAAGTAGAATATCTCGTTACCTATGACAGCAAAAAGAAAGTGCTTTCGGCTCCAGGTGGAATATTACAGCACATGACTATCGGGATTGATACACTTTCTTCTGGGCATAAAGCCAGTGAGTATAAGTTTTGGGATATTGAAAAATACACTTCTCCAACTTTGACGGAAACCGTAGGGTATTATCTCTATGTGAAGGCTAATAAAAATGGCACTACTGGATCATACGTCTTAAGTAAAAACGCTATCAAGCTGGAAGGTGTAGAGGGTTATTATCATTTCCTTGTAGGTATTCTAAACAGTGAATTTGAAGAGGATCGTTCCTTTGTCGAACTATTCGGATTTACAGAGATACTTCCAGGAAGAATAACTACAGACAGAATCGTTTCAAGCGATGGGCTAAATTTCATGGACTTTGTGAATAACGCTTTTCGTGTAGGAAATTCAGACAGCTATTTTGATTGGAATACCAAAGGAGATAAAAAATTACGTCTGAAAGGCACAATCGTGCAAAGTGAAAGTGGCGATGAAAGCCCTATAGGTTGTTTTCGTGGCGTATATGACAACTCTTATACCTATTATTGGGGTGATGAGGTTATCTATGATGATGGTACTGGCTATTCTATGTATCGTTTTGTATCAAAGAATCCCGTTAAAGGTATTTCTCCAAATAATAGTAGCTATTGGATTATTGTAGCCCAAAGAGGTGTGGGTATTTCAAATACAGACGTTCTGTATGCCATATCATCCAGTAATACTACAGCACCAACATCCGGTTGGCAGACAACAGCTCCAGCCTGGAAAGATGGATATTACATTTGGAGTAAAACTAAAGTTGTTTACACGGATGGCGACATAGTATATACAGATGCAGCTTGTATCACAGGTGGCAAGGGAGAAACAGGCAATGGTATAAGTTCAATAATTGAGCAATATTATTTATCATCCTCTGCAACTTCCCTTTTAAATGGTAGCTGGTCTAATTCACGCCCAACTTGGAAAAATGGTTGGTATATATGGACACGATCCGTTATTAATTACACAAACGGTAACAGCATTACTACAGAGGCTATTTGTGTTACTGGGGGAAAAGGAGAAACTGGGGATGATGGTATAAATGGTGATTATTTTGAATATCGGTACGCTGTTAATGGCTCCAGAAGTACACCGCCTTCACTGAGTAAA